AGCTCTTCCTTATGGAATACCAACGAAATGGATGGGGAACCGATGATCGATTCACAGGACCCGACTCAGAAACCTTTACAAAAGGAGATGGAAGATAACAGCTAAAGCCTACTAGGACAACGTATCTCGAAATTGTATGATATTATTGTTTTTCTATTTGTTAAATTAGTCATACCTTGGTGAATCCAATGAGAAGGAAATACAATTAAATCACCTTCTTCTGCTTCTACCTCTATTTCTTTACAGTCGTAGGGAGATCGTATACGTGTTTTGCCGCAACCTTGTGGATATTCCAAATAATATACTCCTGTGAAATGGCCGTCATGGGTATGCCAACAATGGCTATCACCTTCTGAGTATTGCTGAAACCATATGCCCATAATTTCATATCCTGAATATCCTAACTCTTTCGTTATGTTTCCTATTAACTCGTTAAATACAGGCAAGAAAATTTGAACCCATGGCCTGTCAGGAGAGGTAGCCGCAGCCCAGTCAATCTTAGAGAAAGATAATCCATCTGTGACTTTAGGTTGATAAGTATCAGCCTTATCTATCTCAATTAAAATGTTATCTTTAATTTCGCTATGACTTGCAACCTGTGTATGACAAATGCAATCACTAAAAGGTATCTTCTTCACGAAGATGATTCTTCTACTTGCTTGATTACTTTAGAAATATCTAACAAAGTATCAATCTTTAGCAAGATATCAGCAATATGCTTACTGATATAAGGCTTCTCAGATCTAGCAGCAAAAGCTAATGCTTCACGCAAGTCTCGTTGAGCTTCGTTCAAAGCTTCTTCAACTGGTTCAGTCAATCTCATATCGCTCATGATTGCTCTCCTGTTGGAAACGGACGTTGATAGTCAATAGGCTGTTGATTCTCAAATTTATCTAGCAAGGCAGCCGCATCTTGCATTGCTTTCATACTTTGCTCGTGAGCCTGTAATGATCGTAGCTGGTCTGCAGTTAATTGAGGAGGTGCATTTCTTTGATTAGGTACGGTTCGAGTTTGACCCATTTCTTGTTGTACTGCTTGCATAACGATGGGAGGGACTTTATTTAAAGCATCTGCTACTTCTTGTCTTCCTATCAGCTTGGGTAACTCTCCTACTAGTCCATCCGTGGTGCGTTCAATATTTTCGATGCGTCTTTCTATCTTAGATTGCCAACTTGAATTGATTTTGTTTTTACCAAGTTTTGTTTTAACTTGACCTATAACTGTTTGCCCACATAGTATTCCAACAGTTGTAGTTATGACCGCTGCAATGATACCTTCCATTAAATTAATCCGATTTTTTAATAGTGTATCTACATTACTCTCCAGGTTCAAGGACGATAGCATCCATATCTAATTCCATCGACACGTTTTCTTGAATATTTTCTAAGTAATCTTCAGCGTCTTCCCATGTAGGAGCATGTCCATTAGCCTTCTCGAATTCTTCTACTACTGTCTCTGGCATGACAGCTATACCTTCGTTGAGATTAAAACTAAAGCCAGCTTCTTTGCTACTCACAACAAAGGTTTGCTTCTGCCTGAACTTCGCCTCCCAGCAATCGAGTAACGCTTCTATAAGCTCGTCTCGAGAATACGACTGCGCTTCCAGAGCTATTCGATGAAGAAAGAAGTTTTGTTCCTGTGTCAAGTCTGCATTCAGAGTCATCATTACCTCCTGCTAAAAACCAATGTTCCCAGACTTCGTAAGTACGAGGTTTAGTCCATACTTCGATTCTGGCAGCTCTTGCGGCTGAGAAGAATGCTTGGGCTTCAAACCATGCCTTCCACTCTGCCGAGCCTTTTTGAGAGTTGCATTGAACGCAAGCAGGGATCAAATTAGATCTCATACTACTGCCACCACGGACTCTTGGCCGTATGTGATCTAATGTTAGGTGAATTTGATTCTTCCCACAATAAGCGCAACACCCCCATTCGTCTTTGATTGACTGACGGAAACGTTTGCGAGCGGCTTTACCTGAAAGGTCTACCAGACCAAACACGTAGCTACCCCAGTGTTCTGGTGTCAAATGACGAGTTCAATTAATACCACGCTACAATCGTCAGTAGGTATGTTTTTTGTGTTCACTACGCAAAATCACCTAAGATTAGAAATGGCACCCAAAATCTCATGAAAAACCTTCCAACTATTCTTGCTGTTGCAAGCTTGGCATTATCTGGGAGCCTTGTGGGTGGAACGATTGCAGGCTATTTCTACCTCAAATCTCCAGCCGCTAAAGAAAAAATTAAAAAGGCATTAATTGAACAAGTCGGACCTTTGGTCGAATCTCAAATCAAGGGTGCATTACCTGGTTTCGGTGGCAGTCCTTCTAACGGCTCTAGCAGTTTTCTATCTATTCCTAGTGCCACTGGGGGAGTTATGCCAGTTCGTAAGTAAGATCAGTGGGTTCTATCCCTCGGATCGGAGTACGGGAGATATACGTCCCACAAGTTCCGACATGGGCGATTGATTTACCTTTAAGTATTCCTCAAGCACCGCCTGTAACTCTTCAGATAGGTTTCCCAACCGTAGAGATGCCTGGTTGCGTAGAAGCCAGAGAGACACAAGGCAATAACAAACTAATAGAAGATGACCCCCAAGGGACACTAACTCTATGTACAGGGCCAGGGATGCCTTACTTCAACCCTCCCGAGTTCGATCCAAGCAAAGAATTAGTCGTTATTCCTATGGATAATCAACCCAATTTAGGGGCAGTTAGTGGCTTAGGAAATAATCAATCGACGAAAGAGAATGAATCGACTACAGAGGGAGCAGCTCAAAACCCTAATCTTCCTGGTCTTGATAGTAACGCTATCAAACCTCCTAATGTTAATCTTCCCTGTCCACGACCAGGAAGCCCCCCTCCGGGAGCCTATGGCAAATACGGCACGAAGATAGTAAAAGGTTACGAAGAGAACTCTGCAGGCGAATGTATCACTCTGTATGAGGATATAGCCTTACTTAATGTCATCAATAACTATACCCCTCCTCCTCAGACTATTCTCAACACTACTTCGATAGCTGTAGGCGCAACTCTAGGGGTGGCCCTAGTGGGCCAACCTCTCCAGCAGTACTTGATGAAGGTCGTGAAACCTCTAGCGAAGAAAGTGACGAAGACGATTCTGAAGAAGCTTCGGAAGAAAGAGAAGATTCTTTCTGTTCGAGAGAGGATGATTGAACAGAGGAAGAGTCGAAAGTAATAGGATCTATTGAATGACTGTGATTTAATAAAACCCCAGGAGGCGAAGTTAATAAAACGTCCTCACATATAACTTTATATTTGCTGGTCGGATCCCATATTATGCCCTCCTTGGCTAGATTTCCACAATGCTTGAGTCTGGAAATTTCATAGTCTAAAACTCGTAAATTTAATGTTGCCTTTCTTAAGGCTATTTCAGTCGCAGCAGCGTCTTTGCAAAGAGACATCATCTTCTTATCTAAGGGTCTACTCCATTGAGCAGTCACCCCCATATTGAGAGAATAGTTGTCTTTCTGTAGAGTTTGAACTGTTTTATACCAAAGGATATTTCCGGGGTTGTCCGGAGCACCGTCACCATCAATATCTCTGACGTCGTATACCGGATCTTCGTAAGTTTCAAAGAATGGTTTTTTAATATTTGCAGAACGTCCTACATAAGGCGATATTGTTAATGTCTCGGATTGACAAACCACACCATTTGTAAAACCTGATTGCATAAAATTTCCTGTTAAGACTTGATATGCATTCACATTCGCTTGACCGGAAGAGTTAGCGACCGGATTAGAAGTAGCTGATATTCCTCCTACATCACTTGCCTTGACGACAGGACAAAAAGGGATTAGCATTAATATGCTAAGAACCCTTGGTATCACTGAGAAAACACGGAAACCGATTCTATCGTTGTGTCCGTCTCTATTGTTCTCGTTATGGTTGTGCGATTCTGGAGTCCGGGTCCGGAATAACTGGATTGAAATTGGAACGAACCCCCTGGTTGAGTCAGTGTCCAATTTGGCTTGTTGTTTACGTCTAAGCCTGTCCATTTAGTGGTTATTCCTGACGCAGAAGTTGTATTTGTATTGATTATGGCACCTGGTTCAATAGATGCACCATTTAAATTTATACCTGTTCCACTTACCGTATACTGCCAACCAGTCGCATAGTCTTCTGAGACTATCGACTCAGATATCACAGAGCGCGACGTTGTTGTTTGAGTGAGCTGGCCGGACGAAAAATTTGGTACTACCGGAACCGCACCTGCAGGTATGACAAAGACACCCACCGCAATTACGACATACTTTAATTTCGATATGGCGCCAACAATCGGGGCAACCAGTCTCTCGGATGCATGAGTAGACATACGACATCTACTTCACATTAAGAGTAGATATGAATTGTCCAATAGCGGTAGTACCGGCGCCACCGGCGGTTAACGAAGTCACTGTTCCACCAGATAAACTTGAGACTCCACCAGCCAAGGTGCCTTTAGTACCTCCGGAAAACGTGGTGGTGCTTCCGAAAGCCGGAATGGACTGTACCTGACCGGTGGTTGTTGACACAGTTGAACCGGCGTTAATGCCAGGTATAGCGTCTCCTTGGAGCCAACTTTCGGAAAAACTAAACTGATTTCCGGAGACATTCAAATCGTAGGTTCCAGCTTTCATTGTCGGTGCAGCGGTAGCCGATCCGGCTGTTAAACCTCCAAACACGTCGCTATTGCCAGTGCCAACTTTTATATTTGTCCCAGAAACGCTATAGGTACTTGGCACCCGGCTCGCAACTGAGCTGGCCCCATCCACGGTGAGCTGCACCGAAGAACTCAGACTATGAGTGATATCTGCCATCGCAGGTGCTGCAACCGATACAAGTAACAGCGCTGGTAAAACTATGCGCTTCATAGAAAGGATTCAAATGTCTCTCTCTATAGTAGGTAATTATTTTTTGCTACAGATTTTTTCCTTTTGCCAATGTTGCATACGATACTGTTGCCTTTGAATTTCTTGACAATGAGAACAGTTACATTCTTTATTAATTAACTCAATCTTTTCTAAGTCGGGAGTTACCATGTCCATGTGCAATACCTAGTTCGTGCATTTTGGCATGTTCATCGATTGTGTCTCTCAATTGTTTTGATCCTCCACCAAACGTCAAATAAATTCCATACGTTATAGATGCCAAGGTAATGACTACTAAGCCACCTATGAAAAAGACTAATTGAGGATCAATCGTTGTTTCTGTCATAAGTATGCTTTCGAGATATTCGTAGCAAATCCTATCAATGTAACGCCTGCCGCTAGTACTGCTGCCGCACCTATAACCCACTTCTCTACAACCTTAAGACGTTCACGCAACTCTTCTTGCTTCTCCTCTAACCTTTCAATTCGTAAAGTCTGAACCGTCAGTTTAGTTTCCTGAGCGGCATCAATGTGAAAATGAGTAGGATTGTCGCAAGTCATGATTTCTTGGAAGAGTTAACAACATCTGCTCCTAATATTTTAATAGGAGTCTCTACACGAATTGTTTGGAAACCGCCCCCTGTATTCATCAAAGCCAACATCTCTTTCTTGCTTAAAGGTTTATCGTCTCCACTAGCATCATACGTTCCATCACCTTTTTTCTTGGCACTCTTATCTAGGCCAAAACTTGCGAGAGACGAAGCCAGGAGAGAAGCCGGAAAAGTTATATCCTGCTTTTCCCCTGACGTCAACCCAGGAATCTCTGGCAGATAATTTAGGGTCACTAATGCCCCGGACCAGGCAACCACGACCAGTCTGACTAAAACTGAGATGTATTCAAACTGTTCTTCCTTATCATCCAACTTCTCTTTTAACGCCTGAAAGACACCCTTCTTCTTCTCTTCTTCTGCTTTTGGAGCTTCCTTATCTGCCGTAGTAGCCATTTCATTTTATTAATCTACATTAATAGTAGACGTTTTAAGTTGGGTAATACGCAGGCACTAGTGTTCCTCTATCATCATCGTCGTCATCGTCATCCTTGAAAGGTAATTCACCAAGCATAAGAATGCTAACGATGAATACAGATATAACAGGTAAAAATGGAAATAGAAAAACTAATTGAATTGTTGACGGGTCTGCTAATTCATTCATGAGCATGAGATAATTTTTTGTAGGCTTTTTTAGCCTTTTTAATAATTTTCTGTGCCTCGTCTCGAGACATGCATTTCTCTGCCTTCCTCGCAAGGCGAATTAATTTTTGATGTTGTTTATTAATCGTAATCGTAAATTTCTGATAAACCGTACAAACCGCCCAACCCTGCAAGCAAACTAGCTGCTGTATGTCCTGCTCCCCACTTCATAGCTTTACGTCCACGTAAGCTTTTTTGATAGACAGGATCACTAATCACATCACGAGGTGCGGTATCAGCAGGTTCAGCAGGATCTCTTACGGGGGTGCTAGGACCAGCAGCAACTTCAGATTCAGGAGCAACAGGAGCTTTATATTCTCTCATATCCTCTCCTATATTCATTGGGTCAAAGGTAGGATCATCACTTTGACTGGCATTTAGTATTGCCATTTTGGTCATCATCTTGCGATGATCGGTCATAGGAGTATCTGCTCTTGCTTGTCTCCTCTGTCCGTCAGCCGTTGCTTCTGTTGTTGGTTGGCCGACCTTAAGACGAGCCATAGCCTTAGCATCCTGATCGCTTAAACCTAATTCACGTGCCTTAACATAAGCCAAGTCAAAGTCTGCTGTTTCTCTTGCTGTGTCGTAAACACCTTCAGCAGGATTGTAACGAGTAGCAGGATTTGTCTGAAATAAATCATCTATTAACGTATCAGACACTAACCTTGCATCACCACCAGCAATATCACCTCTTGCCGTCAAAGATGCTCTATATTTTTCGAGTTGATCTTGTGCTTTTTTAGTACCTGTCCCTTGCTTCAGCAAGACACTAGGATCATCGTACTGATAGACATTCTTTTGGTCTTGGTCTGCAAAAGCTCCCCTAGGAACTTGATCTGTTGTGTATGACTTAGGAAAATCCCCAGGAACTCCGCCTTTGCTACTTTCTACAGCAAGTCGTTGTAATATTTCATCTTCGCTAACACCAGCTCTTTCTGCAATGGCTTTGATTTCGGCTGCTTCAATATTTTTATACATCTGCGGACCTGTCATTTCTTGCAACTTATCTATATCTCTCATAGCCTTACCAACCAAGGCTCTTGCTGTTACGTCTCCTAATTCAGCAGCACGCCAAATACCTTCGCCTGCACCTTTTGCTCCCATGAGATTATCAAGGGCATCTAATATTTTTTTAAAATCTTCATTCATAGGAAAACACCTCTTCTTCTCATATCTGCTATTTCATCCATTAAAGTTTTTAATTTTCCTTGATCAATAGATTGGGTATTTAGAAGAGAAGGAATAGGACCTTGTTCGACAGGTCCGTCTGTAGTCCAGTCTTCGTAGCCAACTATATTTGCATCCGCTAATTTCTGTGGTGCCGGCACATACGGATTAGTCGGATCTTCTTTTGGCGGAGTATAAGGCTGCCCGGGGGATCCACCTGCACCTGCAAACATTGAACCTAGCAATGCTTGAACTTCTTCTCTATCGTTAGCAAAATTCATCATGATTAAAAATTGTGAGTGAAGCCACCTTGCATACCAAATGCACCACCACCACTATTGCGAGGTCTGTAGTCAATACCTAGGTTAAAGCCACCTCCAGTTCGTGGATCTACCTTTGATATACCTGCTTGTCCTGTTATTGATCCAGGATTGTCCATCGTGAATTCACCTCCAAAAGGATCTTGACCTTTGTCTTGATAAGGGAAATTAACGTCTACTCCACCACTAAAATTAATATCTTTCTTTTTATTAATCGGAGTTTGTAAAGATCCTTTTACTCCGTAAATACCTTGATCATCTACTTTCAGGTTGCCACTGACGAGAGGAGCTTGAGGTGCCATTGGTGTATTAGGCACATCACTTAAACCTTGGACAGGAAAACCACTATTGACCATTGAGCTACCCAATGCAACAGTTTGAACGTTCTCAGCTTGTTGTTTATTTAGCAGATCTAATACTGCCTCATTCCCAGCCATCCGCATTTGATAGCCTTGATTATTTGGCACAAGAAAGAAGACAGTCTAACACTCCCTATTCTAGCTTTCTTTGTTTTCTTCAGGCATACTAATGAATATTTGGCTCATGCTGGAGTCAATTTAAAATTACAAGACAAACTAATTCTTGTATTGTCTTCCGTTACCCGCGTCACACCGTGAGGTAAATAGGCTGGAAAAATTAATAAAGTTCCAGTTTTAATAGGTTCAGTACTATAACCTGCATATTGACCTACATAAATTCTATTTGTATGAGATGAATCGAAAGATCCTGCTTTAACCAAGCTTGGACATTCAATATAAAAATCTCCAGATTTATAAGATTTTTCTATTGGTAGTTGATAATAATAAACAACTGCAATATCACACGATGGATGATTATGAGTATGTGCAAAATCATCCTTATTAAATTGTGTCAACCAAGATTCGTTACAATGCAATCTTGATATGTCGCATTCTGGATTTACAAACTGAATATAACTCTTCACTTCTTGAGTGATGATGTTAGCTAACTTTGGTGCGTTATTAAAAATAGAATCTTTCACTTCCCAATTTTCTTCATTATTAATTGCAGAAGTAGAGATTTTATGCGTTTTTCCCCAATCATCACGATATTTAAATTTAACTTTATTATCTATATAGTCTTTTATTTCTTGTTGAATTTCATTGAAAACAGGTTGATCGTTTAACTCAAATCTTCCTAACAAAGTAGGAAATACTTCAAATATTCTTCGACTCAAGTCGCTCATAAAAAACCGCCCATACTCAGTACAGTATGAACGGTTTAATAAAAAAATCTAGAAACTAATTAACAGTCGCATAGATTAGGATGTTCTCCAGTCGCGCAATAGTCTTCATGAAAAGACGTATTTTCACAAGTACGCTCTTCAGGAACGCCTGGCCCCATTGTGAAGCCTCTAGGTAGAGCGATACCACCATGATTAGTGCATCCCACTAGTAATACTGCAAGCAGTAATTTAGAAGCTGTACTTAACACCTAGCTTTCCGCCTGAACCAAAGTTTTCTTCCTCTTCACCTGTAAGGAAGGATACTTCACCGTAGATATCTGTAGATTCAGATACTGCAATACTTCCACCAGCTTTTCCTGAAAGACGAGTTTCAGTGTCTGCATCTTTAACAGCTACGAATGCTGGGCCACCTTGTACGTAGTAAGAAACCTTACCAGTATCATTAGCACCTGCGTAACCTATATGAAGATCCGTTGTAGCATTTGTATACTTCTTATCTGTCCAACTTGCATTAGTTTCAGCATTTATATAAGGTCCTGCAATCGAGGCTGGAGCCGCGATCAAAGCAAAAGCTGCAGCACCGTAAAGGGTTCTTAACACAGTAATTAGAAAAATTAATAACAAACTTTATTTTATATACAATTCTTAATGTTTTATCCACTATGTGCCACTAATTAAATAGCGCACTCCCAAATCGTGGCAATTCTTCAGAAGTTAAATGCTGTTTCCAACACAGGCTTTAATTCGGCTTCAAGAGGATAATGTCTAAGCAACGTCTTAGCTTCTCTTCTTACTTCGCGTGGTATCCGAGGAGTTTCCTTTGGATTCGTTAATCGCAGGAGAAAATCACGAGTCGATATCACTGCTGTTATTTTTTGCTGACCACTGCTAATCAGCCGTCTGTCCGAAACAGGAGGATAATTTCTAAGTTTCATCAGACTCAAGAGTTACAGGATGAGACCTATTAAATGCTTTTATTTGCTCTTGAGTTTTTTCGTCATGCCACAACTCGACTTGGCGTTCTATTTCTTTCATCCCTACATGCTTAGCATAGAGCTCTGCTAGTCCTGTGTAAGTATTTCTCTTCGGAATAGGAGCATTGCTTCTGTCATACAAATCATATAAATAAGCCATGAAATCAGATCTATTTTGATTGTTCCTGACTCGCTGTAAAGGTGTCATTGTTTCTTCCATCTTTGTTTTATTCAGTTTTTTAACGATAGCTATATCATCGCCATTAATCAAGTATTCTATATTGCTTATCAATCAAATAATTGCTGATGGCGTGGACAATTATTTTTAGGAACATAATTAATATTCATCACATACCTAGCAGAAGCATCTGTAGTCGTCGTCCCTGCGTGAAACATTCTATTAGAAAAATATACCAGCCTATTAGCTTTGCTTGTAACCTTATCTTTATTTTTATTATCAAATAATGTATACCCATCGCATGTATTTAAATAAAAACAAGCATTACACATTTGATCATATTCCTTATCTTTTCCGACACAATCTAAATGGAATGGAGATACTAACACTTCGTGAGTATTGAATGTCGCATTAATCTTTATACGTATCACAGCGAGAGGATCTAAGATTTTGAATAATTGATACACAACAGGAGCAAATAAATCTAAACGACATTCAAATTGATTGCCATTCATTCCGTATATATTTGGCCTGTATAAATGCTGTAGTAAATCATCAAAGAGTCTAATGCTACCTTGGAAATTACCAGCTACAGCACCTCGTTGATTAGGTTCTTTAACTCCTTGATAATCTTCAAGGATAACTTTTTGATCCAAAGTCCATGAAGGAATAGGAGACATAAAAAACTCCTGAAACGGTATAAACGTCTCAGGAGTTACGACATCGTCTACAACTAAATAATCAAGCATGTAAATTTTTAATTCACACTCTAGTTGGTTTTAGAGGTTTGGGGGTGTTTTGTCGAGAAAAAATGCTGTTGTTAGTTTTGCAATACTTGCATCTGATAAGATACCTGCTGTTTTTAAATCTGTTAACACGTTTTTGTATTCTGTGTTTGCCGCATGATTTAGTAGCCAAACAGATCCTCCAGAACCCCAAGTCAATTCAAGATCATTAACAAGATCATTACTGCCATCCTTAACTGCTGCTCGATATTTTTTTCTATCTGCTGCAGTGACATGCATCATAAACATCGGTTTTCGAGACGTTTGCTGACTTTTAGCTATTCCATTATCGATTGCAGTACTTGATGCGGCTTCTGCTTTCCAAGTAGAACCATCCTTAATAAAACCTATCTCAGCCGAGTTAGGTACATTAACAAATAATGCAGCAATATCTGCATGATAGTTTTTAGAAGGATCAGCACATATAATAGTGATCCGTTGCTTGCCTGCGGAATCTGTTTCTATGAATGCTTTCTGAGTCATAACAATTGTGTTCTACACTTACAAGTTTAAATTTATTTTACTCTATTGCATACTGAATGATGATCAAGCCATTTCCACCGCCTTGAGTGCCCATCTGTTGTCTAGTTTGACCATCCCAGCCAGTAGCGCCACCACCACCAGCTAATCCTGCGGTGCCTCCAGTTTGATATTGACCTGCACCTCCTGCTCCACCTAAGACTCCGCCATTTCCTCCCATTGCTCCTCTAGTGTCGTTGCTACTGTTATAAGCTCCCACAGCACCACCTCCTGCTCCTGGGCCTCCACATCCTCCATTCATCGTCCAGCATGAAGAACTACCGCGAGTACTATTAACTCCTCCGCCACCTCCTCCGCCAAGGAGTATCATATTCGGATCCCAAATAGCTCCGCCTTCTCCAGATTTACCGTTGTTGCCAGAAGGTCTCATTTGATCATTATTATCCCACCAATTACCAGCACCGCCAACACCTCCTGCCCCGAATAATCCTGCGCCGCCATTGCCTCCTCTTACTCTTCTTTCTCCGCCATCGTAAGGGCCATTTCCCTGACCAGCAGTTCCTGATCCTCCTGGAGGGGTGAAAGTCGTATGTGGTCTGACGCCGTGAAAGTTGATACTTCCACCCGATCCTCCGCTATAACTAGTACCTCTTCCTCCGTTTCCTCCATCTTTGTGTCCATGGGGTCCAGGGGCTCCTCCGCCACCTCCGCCATATCCACTACCTGGGTCATTACTGCCTGAACCGCCTTGGCCGCCTCTTCTATTGATATCTCCACCAACACCTATACCACCTTGTGCATATCCACTTTGAATACTTGATTGTGGATTACTACTTTCACCAGTTGAGTTTGGGTTTCCAGATGGGTTGCTGGAATTATATCCATCATTACCTGCGGTCGCAGAACAATGACTACCGAAAGAAGAAGTTGTTCCTCTACTGTCACGAGTGTCTTTTCCAGCGCATCCGACAGTAATAGTTTCAGTTGCTCCTAATGATGCAATAGCAATCTCTTTGTATGCCATTCCACCGGCACCACCTCCGTAAGAATTGCCACTACTAGAATAAGTTCCTGAATTGCCACCTGGCCCGTAAACCCAAACTCTTAAAGGTAAGTCTGTTTTAATATTGCTTGGCTTAGTCCATGTATAAACACCATCGTAGAACTCGTCCCAACCATTTGTCCAAGCTCCTGTAGCGTGGCTTGTACTGGGATTAGCTTTTGGCGAGCACCAATATTCAATCTTGTTGTACGGTCCAAGAACGGTTCCGCTTGCGCCTCCAGAAGAAGTAAATCCTGGTGTTATACCAAATCCTGACATAATTAATTAAGCTCCGTATGCATCTATTTTAGTTTTAGTTGCTGCACCTATAAACGATTTCGTGACAAAGTAGTCAATATCTGTCTTAACGTCGGCTGCAGCTAAATCATGAGGACCGTAAGCAAACATTTCCATAAAATCATCGACAGTATCATCGGTTGATTCTGCTGCTTTCAATGCTTTTCT